AGGTCTTCTTCCTCGATGCCAGCGATCTGGAAGGAGTCTGGGGCATCCATGAGCCCTCTTGCTTCTTGATCAGCCTCTTGGGCTTCAAGCATTGCGTTGTACAGGTCTAGCAGGTTTTCGTTTTCTTTCATGCCCCTATTATACTCCCCCTCGTCCATTGCGTCAACCCCTTTGTTGTGTTTTTTTAGCAGTCATAAGTCTAGGCTAGATCAGTACTTATGACGATTGGCCCCCGGCCCCCCAAATGGGTATTCCTAGTATCCCATAACAGCAGCGAACATAGGATCATCCATAGCCCAGTCCTCACAGCACACCCCAAACACCTCATCCACACTAAGCCCATCATCAAATAGGTCAGCTACAAATGTGAGGTCTGGCATATCACCGTGTGACATCCCAAAGGCACCGATACAAAGAGCATCAAGCTCTGCCATGTTTTCTCTTAGCGTGTTCATTAGTATGTAAGCTCCAAATCCTTAGCGTTGTTTGTGTTGACCTTCTCCAGAATGAACTTAACCTCATTCCAGGTGCGATGCCCAATCACATCATCGTACTCTGTGAGTGAGAGGAAATCACCATTAGGGGTGAACACAGCCACCTCATAGGAGACAGCCTCTCCGAACTCATTAGCATCACCATAGGTGTTCTTCCCCCAGATGAGGCTAACAGCCCACTTGTTGTCGAATGCGTAGCGTATGCGCTTGTCACCAATGGATACATTAGCATCCCAATTAGCACTACGCTCTGTCGTTGAAAAATGTGTCATGATTACTTATTGTGAGGGTCAGTAGCGCAGAGGCACCAGCAGAAGAAGAGGAAGGCAGCGGCCATGCCACCAACCATGAGAGAACAAATAACTTGACCGAATGTGGTAGGTTCCATGCCCCTATTATAGCATGGCCTGTCCACCCTGTCCACCCCTTTGTGCTATTTATTTGCTGATTGTCGTAAGTGCTTGTCAATACTAGACTTAGGAAAGCCAGCGGAAAAAAACGCGAAAATCGGGACTCCTTGTGCCTCTCCCCAACCCATAGATACAAAGTCCTATTACTTTGAAGAGCCTTTAAAAATAATTCTAAAAAAATTTGGAGCTATGATAAATATAGTATGAACAACTCACACTTATACGAATTAATTGGAGAGTCTATTTGGGATACTTATTCTGATATGGCTTATTTAATTATGGAAAAGAAACTTGGATTAGGAAAAAAAATTGCTCTTACAACATTAGCGTGTGTGGGTGCTGCTTGCCCAGGAACAGAGAAACCTGGAGGGAGTGCTGAATCCTCAACCCCCACTATTAAAAGTTTATTAGATGAGCCTGGAATGAAAGGGAAACATTTTAAAGGGGGAAAATTTGTAACAGATAAGGACTCTCCTGAGTACAAAAAAAGTCTTCGCAAGGCTGATGAGCTAAAAAAACTGAGGGGTGGGGATAGCTAAAAAATTGGGACTCCTAAAAACTAATTTAGAAGCCCCAGTAAAATTTATTTATTTATATTTTAAGTGTAGGTACTCCAATCATGTCGCTTCCAATCATAAGTAGGAAGCTGTATTTTCTGAGAACCATCTCGGTGCCACCACCTCCATCCTGCTTTCAATCCATTACCCATATCATAATCTACCATAGTTTTTAGTTGGCCTAAACTTTCCTGAGAGTATGTATAACCTCCGTTAAGACGATACACACTGTATGTGTTATCTATAGCTGGGTCCTGGAGGAATGCATTAGCGTTGAACTTATTCTGTCCGACACTTCCTATCCATGTTCCATCTATTCCATTTTCCATCTCTCCCCATTCTACTAGAGCATCTACAAGACTACTTGTAAAAGACAGGTTCGTTGGGTCCAGACTTCTTACAGCCATTGTATAATTAAATCCAACAACACTAGAAGTTGATGTTACATCAATCGAATCATCCCAAGGTCTCCGATGGTAGTATGGTTGGTTTGTTTCAATATTTCCCTCTGTGCCTAAAACATAAGCACTACTAAATTCAGCAGCAGTTCCATAAGTATTACCGTAAGTATCTGCACTAGCTGAGTTTATAGTAAATGTTTGATTTTGGGTCCAAGCACTTGTAGCATAACAGTCATAGGATTTTGTTACAGTAACATTAGCCTGTATCCTCACAAGTAGTCCTGTAGTATTAATCTTAAATCCAGGATTAATTAAGTTTCCACTTAATCCAAAGGTTGCACTAGACAAAGTAAAAGCTGGATTTCTGTAATACATTGCCCCCATAGTTTGAGTGGCAATATAGTGAGGACCGCTATAATCGCATGTGATCCCTGAAGTCTCGTTCATTCCTGAGGCTGAACCTCCTGCCCAGAAGCTTCCTCCTGCTGGGTATGTTGGTACGACTGGTGCTGGTATTGGTGGCATAATAAGTTCCTTTTTCTATAGTTATATAGAATAACTGAAAAAAGAAAACGCTAAAAATCTTCCCTAGATATAAAAAATAGTTTCAAATTAGGCTAGATTCTTTTTTTTACAAGTATTATCTTCGAAGAGCCCTACATAAACAGGGAGGAATTGAAAGGTAGGAACAACTTATGGGAAACTCACCAATGATAGATGGAAAAGGATATATTGATGTACAATCTGCTTTAAAGCTGAAAGAAGCTGAAGGCAGAGTTGAAGTAGATAAATTACAAGCTGAATCGGATGCAAGATTTAGAGAATTACTCATAAAAGAAAGCGCGAAGGAAACTGCTTCTAAGCACCTCGCTAAGTTTGCAGGGCTGTACTTATTAATTCTCGTACTCGCGTTCATTGGTAGTATTAAATTTATACCTGAATCCAATGTTGCGGTGGTGGCTGGATTAATCACATTAGTCGTGACGAATCTGAGTACTATTTTAAAGGGGATCGTGGAGGACGGACGGGACAAAGAAAATATAAAGGGAGATAACAAATGAATCCAATATGGGCAATATTTTTCAAGGACAGGTTTAGAACCCCCTTTTCAGTTTACAGAATGAGTTTCGCAGAACTTGTAATTTTGCTTGGGCTTGTTGCTGGTGCTGGAATCGGAGTTGCTAAAGGAATTGACTGGATCCTTGATATAGAAGGTGAAACTTCTACTATTGATACTGATGAGTAGAGATGGGTAATCAGGAATACTTCGATAGTGAAATAAACCCTGGAACTAGGGTGGTTACATCAACGGGAGGAGATACGGGGCCATCAAAAACAAATGGGAATGGGGGCGACGAGGGACATTGTTTTAAATTTTCGCAATTAAAAGCACATCTGGAACTTTTTGCCTACCGTAAGACTCTAGTAATGTCAGGAGGAGGTGTTCACACGGATGGGGGAAAGTGTAGTATCGACAGGGAACCTCCTGAGTATTCAGATGTTCCTTTTAAATGCAACGCAGGGGGCAAGGAGAGGGATTTGTTTCCAGGGGAACAGATGAAAACCCTAAAATATAAAGTGGTCAGAGGTGGCAAAACACTAATAGAGAAAACAGAAAAAAAATGTGAGCCCTGTGATGACTCAACAGACCAGTCTAAGCGGGATGCACTTGCAGGTTTAATGGACTCCTTAAGTGATGATGCTCTAAATGCACTAAAAGTTTTTATGGATGCAATATGTAGTCCTAGATTTGGTCAACCAGGAATCGAGGGACCTGATGGGCCGAAGCATGAGGGTGCAAGATTAAGTTTTGATTTAAATGCTTTGTGCTATAAGGAAAGAATAGCATTTGGATGTACATCCGACAGTATTGGGGCAAAGGCATGCACTTTAGAATCTAATACTGTATATGGTGAGGGGTATGGCGACACAGGATCAGGGGGTTTTTCTAATGATATTCTTTCTCTTTTAACTAAATTAGGGTCCAAGATGGACTTAGCTATGCTCTGTGATAAGTGGGGGAAGTTTAGAGATTGTTTATTTCAAGCTGGTGGGGATGGAGACCCCAAAGCGGGTATAGGTGAGAAACTTGCCGCTTGTATGGCTGAACACTTGACTGTGGATAACTTTAATTTAATTGCTATTGATAATAATTTTTTGCCCCCCTGGAGTTTTGAAGACAGGATGGAAATACTTAAAATATTGCTAGACCAAATACTGAAGTGTATGGGTTGTGCTAGTAAATGAATAAAAAGAATAAACAATATAACAACAAAGGACCTAGATACTTTGAGAAGTTAGCTCTTATAAAAAAGAAGCTTAAATACTTTTTCTTAAAAGAATCAAAAAGAAAACACGGAAGGAAATTTAATAATGGACAATAATGAAGGAAAACTCAGAGCGCGACTTGCTAGAGCGAAGGGTGGACACCGTAAGGTTCTCCAAGGTAAATTGGATACTATGATGGCTCAGAGAAGTACTGTTGAAGCCCCTGCTCCTGTCGTCGCTCCTCCAGTAGCCAAGAAAAAAGCTAGTAGGAAGAAAAAGAAGTAAAACTATTTGTGTAGTTTTAGGGGGAGATCTGTTTTCTCTATAAAGGCTAATCTATTTTTATGCCAAGAATCTCTCCCAACCAATTCTCCTCTGGAGTTGTGCAGGATATTCATATCTAAAACTTTATTGGTGTATCCCTGTAGGAATGCTTTAGAGGTGTAGTGTATATCATAGAAATCCCACTCTCCTTCAAAGTATTCTGGCTTTTGGAGTCCTACATCTCTAATAACTTTAGCTCTGGCGGCTAAAAATAAACCATCTAATACAACTACATCATCAGGAGGTCCATAAAAAGTGAGATATTCTCCTTTTGGATCTAAATGGCTAACCTTTCCCTTATGCAATCCTTGTTGCCATCTACCTTGATCCCACCATATTGCATCAGTACCCAAGCAGGTTGTTCCTGCTGGACCCACAAAGCCAGTCTCGTCGCTTGAAGTTATAGCTTTTAGCTTTTCTATGAATTGGCTGGGATTTTCTTTAATTTCTATATCGTCATGACAAAAGATAACTATATCTTCTGGGTTGGGATTAATTTTTTCAACTCCCCCATAATACGAGGAGAATATCGAAGAGGACCCTGAGATAAGGTAAGTTTTAACCCCTCCTTCAGCCAGAAAGGATAATAATTTATCAGTAGTAGGAGTTATATCCTCTCTTGATCTAGTACATATAAGTGAATATATATTCATATACTATAATATATAAGTTAGGACGCTAGTTTATGGAAAAAGAACAATTATTAGACGAATTTAAGAGGTGCGCTGAAGACCCCATTCATTTTATGTCAAAATATATTAGGGTAACTCACCCTGTTCGGGGACTTGTTCCATTTAAGTTGTATCCTTTTCAACATAGAATAGTTAACTGTTTAGAGGATAATAGATTTAATATCCTCAGAAAGTTCAGACAGGCTGGCTGTACTACTATTGCGGCTGCATACTCTTTGTGGATGATTATTTTTCAGAAACATAAGCAAGTTGTCATTCTTTCAAAAGGAGACACAGAAGCTACAGAGGTGTTGGATCGCATCAAACTAATGTATGACGAGCTTCCTGGATTCTTAAAACCAGGAATTACTGATGATAACAAACATACACTTAAACTAAAGACTGGCTCCGTGATCAAATCCAGACCTTCTGGAAAGCAATCGGGTAGATCTCTTGCAGGATCCTTCTTGATTATTGATGAAGCTGCTTTTATTGAGGCTATTGATACTATTTGGGCTGCTGTTTATCCTATTATTTCTACTGGAGGTAGAGCTTTTGTTCTTTCTACTGTAAACGGGGTCGGAAATTGGTATCATGATGTTTATGATGCCGCAGTTAACGGAAAAAACTCTTTTAATCCAATAGATATTCGCTGGCAGGAGCATCCCGAGTATTCCTACAACGAGAATTATTCTCACTTGTATAAAGAAATGGAGAAAAAGGGATTAGATATTTATAAGTGGGAGGATACCACTAGAGCTAACATGCCCATAAAGCAGTGGTTACAAGAATACGAATGCTCTTTCCTAGGCACAGGTGATACTTATGTTGATGGTATGGTCCTCAAAGATATTTCTAACCAAACTAGCGAGGAATATTACACTAAATACAACAATAGAATGCGTGTTTGGCAAGAACCCCATCCTCAGTACTCATATCTAATTTCATGTGATACTTCCTTAGGGCGGGATCGGGATTATTCAGCATTTCATGTCATTAATCTCTATAATGGTCAACAAGTAGCCGAGTTTTATTCTAATAAAACCGCAATTAATGATTTTGCTCAAATTATTGCTAATGAAGGTATGCTATATAACATAGCTCATGTTATTTGTGAGAGAAATACTATCGGAAATAACCTAATTGATTGGCTCTATAATATTTATGAGTATGAAAACCTGTGGTCTGATGAAAAGGGCGATATTGGTTTTCAAGTGACAGCAAAAAATAGAGACAGCATTCTGGCAGACATGGAAGAAGCTTTAAGAACGGATTTAATCAAAGTTAATTCAACAAGAACTTGTGATGAACTAATGACATTTATTATTACAGAAGGTGGAAAGGCGCAGGCTGAGAAAAATCATCATGATGATCTCATTATGAGTTTAGCTTTAGCGGTACATGGATACAAACACCTGTTGGATACTACTCCAATTGAGTTTGTCTCTAAAATTCCGCACAAAGATACTCCTGTTATGCCTTCAAAGAATTATACCGCAAATCTTAAAGATGCATATGGGCGAATGACCAAGGAAGATTATAAATGGCTGATGAAATAGAAAAACAAAAACCTTTAGAGGAGGGTTATACCGAATTTGGTGGAACTACTGCGGGTCAAGTAAGTACTTCTTATATTCCAACGGGGCCTATAGGTAGATTCTTCGCTAAATTCTTTGCTACAAAAGCTCAAGCGCAAGCCGTGAAACTCATGGATGCAGGAACTGCGATTCCTGCTGGTGGGGATACCATAATTTCTACGGATGTTATTAAGGATACTAATGATCAAGCTCCTGCTATAGGTGGAATTTCGAGAAACCCCATATTACCTCAACTAGAGCTTAATAGGCGTAGACGATATAAAGAATACGAAGAAATGGATGAGTACCCTGAGATCGGGGCTGCGTTTGATATATATGCAGACGACTCTTCCCAAAGAGGTCCTAGGAACGAAAAGTGGACTATTAAATCAGAAAGTTCTATGGTAGTTGATGAAGTAACCACACTTTTTGATAATATCAAGCTAGAAACTTTTTTATGGGATATTATTAGAAATACTGTAAAGTATGGAGATTGTTTCACTGAATTAATTCTAGATGTTAATAGTCCTCAAGAAGGTATCAAAAAGATTAAAATTTTGAACCCAAATTGGATATTGCGAGTTGAGAATGAGTTTGGCTACCTTAAAAAATTCATGCAAGAAATTCCCAACAATGAAACTTTTAGCTATGGAGTCGGACCAGCCGCAGAAAACCCAGTAAAGTATATTACATTGGATAAGAATCAAATTGTTCATTACAGACTTCACACTTCGGACCCCCTATTCTATCCATATGGGAAATCTATTGCGGCTATGTGCCATAGAATCTTCAGATCCTTAAAGATGATGGAAGATGCTATGATGATCTATCGCCTTTCTCGCGCACCTGAGAGAAGAATATTTTATGTGGACACAGGCAATCTCCCTGCAAGCAAAGCTGAGATGTTTATTGAACGCTTAAAAGAGAAGTTTAAGAAAGAGAAGTATTACAATAGTCAGAGAGGTACTGTAGATGCTAGATTTAATCCAATGTCTATGGACGAGGACTTCTTTGTTCCAAGTAAGGGTGGAAAGGGTACTAAGATTGATACTTTACCTGGAGCGCAAAATCTAGGGGAGATTGAGGATGTCATGTACTACAGAGATAAGTTACTGGCTTCACTTAAAATTCCTAAAGATTATATTGTAGAGAAGGATAAATCCCCAGAAAGAAAGGCTAACCTTTCTCAGCTTGATGTTAAATTTTCTAGAACTATTCATAGAGTCCAACTCAATGTCCAAATTGGATTAGAGAATATGGCAAAACGCCACCTTCAATTAAAAGGATTTCCTGCCGCTTTAATTAAAAAATTAAAAATAGTTCTTCCTGAGCCATCAGATATGTCGGCAAAAAGAAAGCTTGATCTAGATGAACAAAAGACTAGAGTTATTCAGGCTGTTCAGCAACTACAATTATTTCCTAAAGATGAGATATATCGTGAATACTATGATATGGACGATGAGGAAATTGAAAGAATGAAATCTGAAATGGAAAAAGAGCAAGAAGAAAATATGGAAAAAGAGGCTGAAGCAGCCGCTATGGGCATTGGCTCCGCTGGCGCGGGAGCCCCTGGCGGGGCTCCTCCTGGAGGTGGACCAGGATATGGTGAGGCTGGAGGTCAAGAGCCAGCAGAAAATACACCACCGACTGCTAATGAAAGTATCATTAGTAATTTAGAATTTGTAAGAGATAATATTGAGACAAATGATGATAAAAAGGAAATCCTTTCTAGAATCATAGAGAAACAGGAGAAAAAAGCTAATAGTATTATTGATTAGCTTGCATATATAAAACAAGAGGCACATGGAGAATTATTATGTTTTCACAGTTATTTGAAGAGAGAGACAAAACCATTTCACTATTAGTGAAACTAGGAGATTGTATTGGAAGATCGTTACGAGAAAATATCACTTTATTTTCTATTGATAGCCACAATTCTACAGTTACTTATTTAACTGAAAATAATAAAGTAATAAGTGGTAATTATAGCACCGATAAGGATGTTATTCTCAATAATATAAATATTCAAGAATCCTCTGTCTTTAGTGATGGAGATGTTTTTGATAATTTTATAAGTGAAAAAATTCATAATTTTGTCGAGGGGATTTACTATGGGGAATACGGTTCTGCTGAGAACTCGTTCTCTGATGTATTATCTTTATGGGAGAACAGATTAAAATTAGACTCCCTTCAACATAAACTAATGGAAAAAACTCATAAATTAGAAAAAATAGAAAAAATTATTGACTCCGAAGAGTTTTCTAAAATAGAAGAAGTAACTCCTCAAGTGATAGCTTTTTTACAAGAGAATTATGAGAAAATTATGAGTGTTCCTGAAATAAAGAACGCTGTAACTTTGTCCAATGCGGTCTCTACAGCGTTTAGTTTTCCAAGACTTTCTTATGAGGACTTAGTAGATAACAAATCTTATATTCTTAAAGAAGGAACATCATCTTCTATTTATGAAATGATTTGTCGTCAGGAACTTGTAAAAAAGGAACTTATTGAATCAAAGAAAGAGTTTAATGTTATTTGGGCTACAAACTCTAGTGTTAGAAAACTTGCAAGTATGATCTTTGAAAGTGATGAAAAAATTGTAGGAGCATTGGCTGAATCGTTAAAAGAAGTTCCTTATATTGCTTTAGCGTCAAAAAAATCACTATTTAATACCTTTAAAAATTGTTTAGCCAACATAGATGGTATTGGTGTAGATGACAAAGATATCCAACAGTACTCTTCTAAAATTTTTGAAATTAAAAAAGAAGTGAAGGAAGAATTGATTGAGACTATTAATGAGAAGTATGGAGTGAATATTCAAAATATACAAGAACCTGCATCTTTTAAAAGTTTAATTAATACTCAAATTGTTATTTTTGAGGCCCTTTCTAGATTATCTTCTAGTGGATCAGTTCTTAAGCAACTATTCTCTGAAATGGGAGATTCTTTAAAGGGTAAGTCTGGGGTGGAATGTATTGATTTAAATGAATATATTTACCATGTATTTTCTCAAGCGGGGTATGTTGATATTTTAGAGGAAGCTACGAAAACATCATCTAAAGTTGATTTTAAAAGACTTTCTAAAAATCTTGGGGATGCAAAAGAATTAATAGATTCTTTAAAGGATACGGTTAAAGCTAATACAGATCAAGAATACCCTTCTGATGAGAATGTAAACAAGACTGCTATGGCTGCTGGTGAGAAGGGTGGAAAGGCTGCGGAAGCTGAAGTTGCTGCTGCGAAGGGAGATAAGAACCTAGCCAAGGCGGCGAGTGCAGAAGCATCACAAGAGACTCCTCCTGAAGAAGAGCCAACACCCCCAATGCCCGAGGAGCCTGTTCCTGAAGACGAGGCAGTAAGTAGTCTTTCTGATTTAGAAAACATGGTCGATGATATTGCGTCTGAACTTGGAATGGGAGATAAAGAGGAGAAAGAATAATGACTAACGATCTTGTAACAGGACAAAGAACTTTTTATCTTGGAGTTTCTGGTTTAGTAAATGAAAGTATCACTGAAATTCCCTTTAGAGATTCAGCAGGAAATGATATTAAATGTAGTTACTTCCGTATTACGGGAAGGGGAGCGGGTGATGTTGAACATGCTACGGCAGTAGTAGCTGAACTTAGTGGGGTTTCTCATACAGGAAATATGGTTACTGATACTCTAAGTGCAGTCCAAGCGGCTGTTCCAGGAAAGGGCATCTGCGGTGTTGGATTTGTTGGGGCTTTGGGTCCAGGCGAGGCTGAGTGGCATGGGTCTAATGGACAAGTTTGTACTGGAATAAAAGTAAAAGTTCAAACCGAATCTGGTGCGGGTGTGCTTATAGGTGTCACTTACGGAAACTTGTTCCCATTAAATAGTCTTCGCTTAGAACAATCTTATGATGCAGGAGTCTAAAGGGCACCTAAGGATTTTCTATGGCAGAGCTTTCAGCAACAAATCTGGTCTTAATAGATTTAGATCCCGATAGTGGAGATCCATCAGGTCTAAAGGTTGGGCTTGTAGGGGATACTATTGCTAGTAGTACCCTTACTAGAAATATTAGAAATGTTGTTAGTGCTGTGGAGGATACTTCAGCTACTTGGGATGAGGGGGGAGATCCTTCAGCGGCAGGGTTTGAAAACTGGAATGACACCTCTACTGTAGTAGCTGCTAGTTCCGATGATTGGAATCAATCTAGGGATAGAGTAAAGGACTCCTCTAATGCTTGGGATGCTGGAGGAGATCCCTCCGCAGCAGGGTTTGAAAACTGGAATAGTACATCTGCTACTTTAAATGCATTTTCTGGCTCAGTTGAAACTAGTACAGCCACTCTTGATACTAGTACGGATGCCTTGAATGCATTTTCTGGCTCAGTCGATACTAGTGTAGTTGATCTTGATACTAGTACTGATGCCTTGAATGTTTGGTCAGGTTCAGTTGATACTAGTGTAGTTGATCTTGATACTAGTACGGATGCCTTGAATGCATTTTCTGGTTCGGTAGAAACTAGTACAGCCACTCTTGATACGGATATTACTGCTATTGATACTAGAGTAGGTACTGTAGAAGGCCAAGTTCCTTCTGCTGTAGGCTTTGCTAACTGGAACCTCATTTATGGCGATAGAGCTAATATTTTAACCACTTCTGCCGATGTTGTTGCTATAGGAGGTCCTTCTGCTGTAGGCTTTTCTGACTGGGATAGAACCAGGGATTATGTAACTCAGGCTTCTACTACTATTGGAAATACTAGTACTTTTGTTTTTGATGGTTCAGGATCTCTAGTAAATGCATCATCTGTTTTTGAAGGTTTTTCTGGCTCAGTTGAAACTAGTACAGCCATTCTTGATACTAGTACGGATGCCTTGAATGCATTTTCGGGCTCCGTGGATACTAGTACAGCCACTCTTGATTCGAATATTACTGCTATTGATACTAGAGTAGGTACTGTAGAGGGTCAAGTTCCTTCAGCAGTAGGATTTTCTGACTGGGACAGAACTAGGGATTATGTAACTCAGGCTTCTACTACTATTGGAAATACTAGTACTTTTGTTTTTGATGGTTCGGGATCTCTAGTAAATGCATCATCTGTTTTTGAAGGTTTTTCTAGTACCGTAGAGGCTAGTACAGCCACTCTTGATACTAGTACGGATGCCTTGAATGCATTTTCAGGCTCAGTTGAAACTTCTACTACTACTATTGATGGTAGAGTAGTCACTGTAGAGGCCCAAGTTCCTTCTGCTACAGGCTTTGCAGGTTGGAATAGTACAAAAACTACAGTAGATGCTGGAGCCTCTAACTGGGACGCTGCGTATAGTACGGACTTGTTTCCTTCAGCAACAGGTTATTCAGACTGGAATGATGCCGCTACTTGGGCTAATGTATCAAGTACAAAGTCTTTAGGAGGTACTGCTCCCGCTGCTACAGTATCTGCAATTACAGTAAGTGCTTGTCCCGTTCCCGCTCCTTGGGCTTATTTAAGAATAACTGTTGCTGGTACAGATGCTGAACAAAATGATTATTATATAGGTTCTGGGGTTGCTGAGAGTCCATCCGATCCTACAGTAGCGGTTACAGCGATAGATTCTGAAGAGATTAATTGGGATAGTACTTATCCATATTTTAATATAGTAAACGCTGGATATTATCATGTTAGTGTCCAGGCAAGTTTTCTGGTTGATGCCAGCCCAACGACTATTACACTAACACTAGCGACCAATACAGGTTCCCCTGGATGGGTTGACACAGATCTAACTCAAAGAGTACAAGTTATTAGACAGAATATTGACCCTCAGGACCAAGTTATAGAGTGGATGGGATACTTAGCTGCTGGAGTTAAGCTTCTTTGCCATGTTGAAGTGGGGGGGAGCAATAGTGCCGCATCTAGGATAGGAACCAGCTTTAGTGTAAGAAGAATAAATTAAAGGAAAAACCTAATGACACAAGAAAGAAAAACATTTATAACAAAGGACACTCTAATGCCATTAGGTATGGTACTCGCTCTCTGTGGAGGGGTGGTCTGGATAAGTACTCAGCTTACTAATATTAACTATAAGCTGGATATGTTGGAAGGGAAGCTGGAGGATCAGTGGACCAAGAGAGATATGGAAAACTGGGGTCTTAAACTAAAAATGGGAAACCCCGATATAACAATTCCCAACTTGGAGAACTAATATG